ATATACGTTAGGCACACAAAATAGAAGAATAGTTATAAATGATATATTATTTACTGACTATTTTGAAATAGATGAAAAAGAAGAATTAGTAAAACAAGGTGATAGTTACTTTGATAATTGGAAGTTACATTCAGATTATTTATCTCAGCAAAATGTATATAAAATAAATGAAAAGCAGACTTTGGAACTTAGATAAAGATTATAATCATTTAGTTAAATGGTGGGCACAATACGATTTTGGTACTGTCCCTAAGCAATGTTTACCTCCTGAAGGTATTATAGTAGAAAATGATAACACACCTATATGTGCTGGAGGTTTATATAGATGTATAAATTCAAACTTTGGTGTAATGGAATGGATTGTTGCTGATAAATTTGCACCATTAAAAGTAACACATAAAGCATTAAATTTATGTATACAAGAACTTTTATTATTAGCTAAACAATATAAAATAGAATTAGTATATTCAATGACTGCTAATAAATCATTACATAAAAGATATACAAAATATCACAATATGAAATTAGTTGAAGAACATGTTAAAACTTTTTTAAGTGATTTAAGTGGTAAATATGATAATTTAGAATGGATTACAAGTGAGGAAATATTAAATGGCAATAGATAATATGCAAGGAAAGGTAACTACAACTGGCACAATGGATAAAGGTCCTGCAATGCCAAAGGGAAAAGTTAATCCTGTGTTACCTACACAAAAAAAAGAACAAGTTGCAAAACCGCAACCTGTTCAAAATAAACCTATGAGTTTAAAAGATCAATTTCCTGATGCATCAGAAACTGAACTTACTATTGCTGAAAGATTAAAAACTTTAACAGATGATGATATGGCAGCTATTCAAAATGTTTTATCACCATCTGTTGCTGGAGCATTTGGTAAAATTGTTCCTGAACTTGCTCCTGTATTTGAGCAGTACAGAACAGAAGAACCAAATCTTGTAATGCCTATGTCAGTTGCAGCAAATTATGCAATGAAACAATATGGTGTTCAAGATCCAAAACAAGCTGTTGCAGTTTTAACCGAAGATATATTTGGTGGATTACAACAACAATCGATGGAAACACAACAACAAACAAATGTGCCACCTAGTCAACCTACAGAAACTGCAGGTTTAATGACTAGCCCACAAAATATGGAACAAGTTTAGAGCTACCCTTACCCATAAGGCACTCAACCCAAGAGGTAAAAATAATGGAAGAAGAAAAAAAAGTTTCTGAAGAAACTAAAGTTAAAATGCCAGAAGCAAATCCTTATAGCAAAGTTAAAAAAACTGACGATGCTGAAACAGAGGCGTTTGCAAAAGGTGAGTTAACAAAGTTTCATAGGGAACAAAGAGAAAAGGAAGCAGAAGCAGCAACCGAACAGAAGGACACCGATGCATCTGAAGAGACTGCAGAAAAATCAGAAGTAAAGGCTACTCCTATCGCTGAACGCCCTGCAAAAGCTGAAGATCGTGTTTTTAAGAAACGTTATGACGATCTTAAAAAACACTATGATTCTACAATTAATAAACACAAGGATGAAGTTGTATCTTTGCGTTCTCAATTAGAATCCAGTACTAAACAATTTGTGCCACCTAAATCAAAAGATGAATTAGAGGCATGGAGAAAAGAGTACCCTGATGTTTATGATATGGTGGAAACTATAGCCATGAACAAAGCTACTACTCGAACTGCAGAAATTGAAGATAAATATAAAAACCTTCAACTCCAGCAAGAACAAATTGCAAAAGAAAAAGCCGAAGTAGAACTTTTAAAATTACATCCTGATTTTAATGAGATTCGAGAAAAAGAAGAATTTCATAATTGGGCTGCTAATCAAGATCCTACTATTCAAGGTTGGCTGTATGAAAATACATCTAACGCTAAGTTAGCTGCTAGAGCTATTGATCTATTTAAAATGGACAATGGTGATAGTAAATTAACTAAAAGAGAAGAGAAGGATGTTAAAAAAGAAGCTGCTAGAGCAATTTCTAAAACAAGAAAAAGTACTGAGTCCGATATTCCTAAAAAGAAAGTTTGGACAACTAGTGAGATTTCTAAATTGAAAACTCATGAATTTGAGAAGCACGAGAAAGACATTGACCTTGCACGTTTAGAAGGTAGGATTGAACAACGATAACAATCTAACTAAACAATAGGAGAAGCATATGGCTTTTACAAACTCTGCGGGATACCAAAACCTTGCACAAGGTAATTTTACTCCGCAAATATTTAGTCAGAAAGTTCAAAAATTCTTCAGAAGAGCATCAGTGGTAGAAGATATTACTAACACTGATTACGCTGGAGAAATTGAAAATTTTGGCGATACAGTAAAAATAATAAAAGAGCCTACAATCACGGTCAAAGATTATGCTAGAGGTCAAACAGTTGATACACAATTATTAGCTGATGATCAAATAACTATGACTGTCGATCAAGGTTCTTACTTTGCTTTTAAAGTAGATGATATTGAAGAAAGACAATCTCATGTAAACTTTGAAGCTCTTGCAACCTCTTCAGGTGCATATTCATTAAAGAAAAACTACGATTACAATGTATTGAAGTTTATATACGACAATGCTAGTGATGGTACTGGTTCAGGAACTGACAGTTCACCAATCGATGGTGACGCAGCTGTAGATACTTTAGCAAATTTAGTATCAACACTGAAAAGAAACTTGGACAAAAATGATGTGCCAGAAGATAATAGATGGCTAGTTGCCCCACCTGAATTCTTTGAACAATTAAGAAAAGCAGGCGGAAAACTATCTGACCAATCAGTAATGAACGATGGTGGTGCATCACAAATCAGAAATGGTAAAGTCACAGACAGACCATTATTTGGTTTTAATATGTATTCATCAAACGCAATTGCTGTATCAGGTGGAAGTGTAGCGTCTCATACTTTTGGATCTGCTGGATCTAATGAGTATGCATTCGTATACGGACACATGTCAGGAGTAGCGACTGTAAATCATATCGCAAAAACAGAATTAATCAGAGACCCTGATTCATTCGCAGACGTTGTCAGAGGACTACACGTATTTGGAAGAAAAATCCTTAGAAGTGAAGCAGTCCAAAGAGGCGTTATAACAATAGGTTAATTAGAAGGAGATAACTAGATATGGCAACTTATACAGTAACAGGAGTTGGTGGTACTACAGGACATCCGTCTAATGGTAGAACACCTTACATGGTAGAAAATACAATCGACATTGCACAGTTAAATGGAGATGCAGGTTCAGCAACAAATGATGTACTTCAGGCAATTGCAATTCCAGCAGAGACTATCGTTATGGAAGCAGGTATTGAGATACTTACTCAATTATCAAACTCAGTAACAGTAGACTTAGGTATAACTGGCGGTGACGTTGACATTTATGTTGACGGTGATGCAAAAGAAGTCGGATACTCAGCAGCAACAGCTACAGCAAGACACGTAGCAGCAACAGCTGATACCCTAGACTTACTTATGTTATCAGCAGCCTCAGCTGCAGGTAAAATAAGAGTATACGCAATTATGTGTGACATCTCAGGTATAGATGAAACAGATAACAATACTGCGACATCTCACGATACAGACGTATCATAATAAATAATAACTTAAGGGGGGTATTTATATCCCCCTTATTTAATCCTCTCATAATTAATAAATAAATAAAGGAAAAACATGACTACATACGATTTAACATATAAACAAAAAGGTGTAACAGGACCAAAAAAAATTTATTTAGGTGGTAATAATGAGGGTGCTTTAAAAAGATTAAAACACTTAGAAGATAAAGTTGCAGCACAAACTGATAAATTAGATCAGATTGCTGTAATGCTCAATGAGCTATCAAAAACGAAATCAACTTCTTGAAATTATATCAGAGTATAAATCTGATACAGTTGCTCTTAAAAGACAAAACGAAGAGTTAAAGAAGCAAATAGAAGATGCAGAAGCTCGCATTAAAAGACTATTAATTAGATGTGAGAATTTTGTACATGATAACAACAAGGAATCAGAATAAACATGAGTACAACTTATTTAACTTTAGCTAACAATGTATTACAAGAATTAAATGAAGTTGCTTTAACAAGCACAACATTTAGTTCAAGTAGAGGAATACAAACGTCTGTTAAAAATTTTGTTAATAAATCTGTGCATGATATTTATAATGAAGCTGGAGAAATACCTGCATTGCATACAACTGCATCTACAACTACAACAGCAGGAACTCAAGAATATTCATTTGAATCAGATATGCGTAAAGTTGATTTTGAATCTTTTTTCTTACAACCAAAAGAATTAGTTACAAATGGAGAATTTACTTCAAATATAAATAGTTGGACTACAATTGCTGGAGCAGGAAGTGCAGCATACACTAGCACAGGAAATGGCAGATTAAGATTAAATGATTATGCAGCTTATCAGGCAATAACAACTACAGTAAATAAAACATATAAATTACAGCTAAGAGTATTTGATACAAATAGTGTTGGTCAAGCACTAAAAGTACAAGTAGGTACAGCTGCAGAAGGAACACAAAATTTGAATACAACAGTAACTGTTTCAGATTTTGGGGCAGGTAAAATTTTAGAAACAAAATTTACAGCTACTGCTCAAACAAGTTATATTACTGTAAATAATACAACAACATCTACAAACTTAGATATTGATTACATAAGAATTTCAAGAGATGACGTTGCTACAAAAAAATTAAACTTTATATCATATGATCATTGGTTACAATCATTAAAAGAAAGAGATTCAAAAAATGATGAAGGTGTACACGCAGTTCCAGATTTTGTTTACAGAAAACCTAATTATTCATCGTTTGGATTAAGCCCTGTTCCTGATAGTGATGATTATAATATTGAATATGATTATTATCAAACACATACAGAATTATCAGCACATGGTGATACAATGTCATTACCTGATAGATTTAGACCTTTAATTGTAGACAGAGCTAAATATTATACATGCATGTTAAGATCAGATCCAGCACATGCACAATTAGCAGAAAGAGATTACCAAAGAAAATTAAGATTATTAAGAGTTGATTATGCATCAAGACAAGAATACATGAAAGATTCTAGAATTACAAATGGTTCTAGAGTACACGTAATATAAAAGGAGAATTATGAAAGTAGATAAACAATCAAATGATAATATGGGTTCTAAAATGAAGTTAACAAAAGATGTTGATACAGGCAAAACTGGAGATACACAAGTTGCAGCACTATCAGATAAAATGAACCTTAAACAAATTAATAGCTATATTAGTGCATATAATAGTGGTGCACCCGTAAAAGATTTATTACCTAAAAATTTAACTATTAAAGAATTAAAGCAATTAGAAAATTTAGCAAAAAAAAGATAATTATAAATGGCAGATACTTCTCAATTACAACCATTTAATGCTACATGTGGTGGAGGTTTAGTTTTAAACAAAGATGTTTACGACATGCAACCAGGTGAGGCATTACAATTAATTAATTTTGAACCTTCTACTGAAGGTGGTTATAGACGTATTAATGGAACAACTAAATATAATTCTACAATTGTACCCCAAGTTTCTGCAGCATCTGAAAGAATACAGATGTCAGCAATTTTTAATGGTAAAATAATTGTAGCTAGAGGTGGAACTGTATCTTATGGAGATACATCAGGATCATGGACTTCCTTAGCAACTAGCCAAGGCACAACACACACTTATGATTTTGATAAATTTAATTTTGATGGAACAAGTAAAATTATAGTTGCAACAGGACAGGCAGCAGCTTTTACAATTAACACAAGTTTTGCAGTAGATGTTATAAATGCAACAGGTGGGGGAACAGCACCAACTAATCCTAAATTTGTTAAGTCATTTGCTAACCATGTTTTTTATGGTGGCATGTCAGATGCAACTCATAGTATTATTTTTTCAGGACCTTTTACAGAAGATGATTTTGATACAGGGGCTGGTGAAATAAAAGTTGGTGATATTATTACAGGTTTAAAAGTATTTAGGGATGAGCTATTTATATTTTGTCAAAGAAAAATTTATAAATTAACAGGAACAAGCTCAAGTAATTTTGCATTAGCAGAGGTTGCTAAAAACGTTGGGACAATAGCCCATAATTCTATTCAAGAATTAGCTGGAGATTTAATATTTTTATCTGCTGATGGTTTAAGAACTATTGCAGGTACAGAAAGAATTGGTGACGTTGAACTAGGTACTATTTCAAAACAAGTACAAGAAAGAAT